TTAATTTATCTTTACTCATGTTTATAAATATAGAAAGGTCGAGCAAAATGCTCGACCTTTCATCGTTTGTTGTGTTATAGAGAGCCTTATGCTTTGACAAACATCTTTTTGTCCTTCTTACTGTAAGAGACATTGACCACAGAGTCTTCCGTCACATTACCCTTAAGTACTTCATCAGCAATCAGATTACCAACGTAGTGTTGCAATGCTCGACCTAAAGGTCTTGCACCATATTCTTCGTGATACCCTTCCTTAGCTAGGAAATCGATTGCAGCCTTATCCAACTTAATCTCATAACCAGCTTTAGAGATGATGTCCTTAAGCTTGGCCAATTCGATATGGATAATCTTACCAATATCTTTCGGATTCAAGCTGTTAAAGATAACAGTGTCATCAATACGGTTAAGGAATTCTGGTGGGAACTTCTTCTTAAGCGCCTTTTCAATAATACCTCGCTTACGCTCATCACTGGCCGCAATTGTTGCATCAGTCTTAAAACCTACACCAGCACCCATCATATTCAATTGCTTAACACCTACATTGGATGTCATAATAACCAAGCAGTTCTTGAAGCTTACTTTTCTACCCATACCATCAGTAAGGTGACCCTCATCTAATAGTTGTAACAGGGTGTTAAAAATGTCTGGATGCGCCTTCTCAATCTCATCAAAAAGAACCACAGAGTATGGACGTCTACGTACCTCTTCGGTTAGTTGTCCACCTTTTTCGTGTCCAACATATCCTGGAGGGCTACCTAACATTCTAGACACTGTATGCCCGTCTCGATACTCACTCATATCGATTCTAACTAATGCTTCAGAATCACCGAACATTTCTGATGCCAATTGCTTGGCTAGTTCAGTCTTACCTACACCTGTTGGCCCTAGGAAGATGAACGAACCGATTGGCTTATTCTTAGGTTTGAACCCTAATCTATTTCGTTTAATGGCTTGTGTTACCACATCAATAGCCTCGTCTTGACCGACCAAAGCAGCTTTAATGGTTTTATCCATATTAATCAGCTTACTGGTCTCTTGGCTTGATATCTTACTGATAGGAATTCCTGTCATGGTTGACACTACTTCACATATCTCGTCAACCCCAACCTCAGTTCTTTTCTTGTCTAGGTCTTTAGCCCAGCTTGCCTTGGCAGCTTCTAAATCCTCTTGGATTTTCTTTTCTTGGTCTCGCAACTCAGCAGCCTCTTCATACTTTTGAGTTCTAACTACGTCAAGTTTGTTCTCAATGATTTTAGCTTTGGCAGTTTCTAACGCTTTGATTCGTTCAGGCTTCTCCATGTCTACATTCGTAGCGGCACCAGCCTCATCCATAACGTCAATTGCCTTATCTGGCATCGCTCTCTCTGTGATATATCTGTCAGCTAGTCGGACACATTCCTCGATAGCTTCTTCACTATACGTTACTTTGTGATGTTCCTCATACTTGTCCTTGATATTCACAAGGATGGTATGAGTTTCTTCCAAAGATGGTTCGTTTACCAACACTTGTTGGAATCGTCTCGTTAGGGCACCATCATCTTCAATATTTTCTCTGAATTCGTCAAGAGTGGTCGCACCGATAATTTGGATTTCTCCATTTGCCAATGCTGGCTTGAACATATTGGATGCGTCCATGGAACCTGATGCGGCACCCGCACCCACCATAGTATGTAATTCATCGATGAATAGAATAATATCTGGATTCTCCTTAAGTTCATCCATAAGAGCCTTCATCCTTTCTTCAAATTGTCCTCTGTATTTTGTACCTGCAACTAGACTAGCTAGGTCAAGCGAATAAATCCGCTTATCAGATATAATCATAGGTGCTTTTTGTTCAAAGATTAATTTAGCCAAACCTTCTACAATCGAGGTCTTGCCTACTCCTGGGTCTCCAATCAGGACTGGATTATTCTTCTTTCGTCTACTCAGAATCTGGGTGACTCGTTTAATTTCTTTTTCTCGACCGACAACTGGGTCAATCTCTCCCTTTTCGGCTGCTGCGCTTATATCACGACAGAAAGCATCTACCACTGGCCTAGTCTTGCCACTGGCTTGTTTTCTTCTGCCTTTACCTCTTCTCTTAAGGGCGTCATTGTTGTTAGGTATTTCCTCATTCTCTGGGTCCTCAAAATCACTCATGATAACTACTTTTTCTTTAAAATCTGTATAATTTATTCCGTATTTGGATAGTACACCGTCTATCGGAGACACTTCCTTAATCGCACTTAAAAACATATGAACGGTATCTAGGGCGGTATCGCTCAAACTATCACACTCGACATCGATGCCATTGAAGACACCCTTGATATCAGCACTCATTTCATTCTGTTGTCTCTGCACCCCTATTCTAGGGATAATGTCCTTGTTATAGATTTCATCATATAGGTCGTCAAACAATCCGTTTAGGTCCACATCCATATTGAGTAGGACCTCGGTTGTTCTGTTATCACCATCTGCTATGATACTAAGTATGACATGTTCTGGGCGTAGTTGATTACCGTTATGGTTCAACACCTCTTGCATAGCCTTTCTGACTATCTCCTTCAATTTCGGTCTTATCTCTCTATTCATATCGTTTCGTGTTGCAAATATACAGATTAATTCCCAATAAAACAAACTTAGCTATTGATTTCTTCATATAAATATCGTATCTTTGTACTAGAATAACAACATAGACAAAAGTAAACACATGTTAGTACACAAGAAATCGGTCGGAGAGGCCACAAAAGCACTTTACAACTCAAGCAATATTTTAGCATCAACATACGACCCAACAAAACAGATTTTGGAGGTTATCTTCAAGCAAGGTACCAAATATGCATACAAGGACGTTGATAAAGCTGCCTATATGAGATTCGAAACTGCCGACAGTCAAGGTAAGGTTTTAAACTCACACATTAAGAAATACAGCTTCGAGAAGTTAGAGAACGTGGAGCCAAGCGGTATAGTAACAATGATTACTAGTTACCAAGAGGCTAACAATAGAAATCTTATGGCCGAATATAAGAACAGAGTAGAGAGCCTACTCTTAACTAATGATATGGATATGGATACGATTAGGACCATAAAAGATATTACTGACAAGACGATAGCGTTATTAGAGGACTAGTGCTTAAATTAGATAACATATTTTTTGATAACGCTCGTACTACGAGCCTTAGTGAACTATTTGATAACTCCGACAGATACATCATAAGAATGGTAACTAGAGATTTGTTAGTAGGTGTATGACCGAAGAGGCTAAAACTATGGAGGAAATAAGAATAAAGGCCACTTGGACGCTAGAAATGGCCGAGGAGGTTAATAGGCTTCAACATCGAGATTATGAAATCGAATTACGAATAGCACTGAATACGGTGTACTACGTATTACCATTACTTAAAGGGGTATGAGTGAGGAGGAAGAAAGAGAATTCGTAGTATACGGCAGTGTGAATGGTAAAGTCGATAGGTTGGATAGGTCGTCAAACGACCTTAAAGATATGTGGTTGTTAATGGACTTATCTATGGATGTAAAGGAGATGTGGTTGTTAACGGATTTATTAGATAAAGTATAAAAATGGATAATGAGAAACCTGATGTTAATAACATCAAACACGGCCTAATGGTCATAGACCCTGATGAAAAGGGTGAGATGTTCGAAGTATTGCACTTTGTGGGGTACTGGAACGAACCAACTCCTGAGTCAGTGAAACACCTGAGAGAGGAACTTAAAACCGATAAAGAATTCGGATTAACCGATATCGCGGACAGGCTTAGTATTCTACCTGCACCAGACTACATCGTAGAGCGATATGTGAACATGATTAAAAATGAAATAGAAGATGACTGAGGAAAAAAGTGTTATCAACTAACAATACTGACGAGGCTAATACACTATATGAAGCCTATCTGAAGAAACACAAACTAAAAGGAAATGAATAAATTAGACAAAGATTATCAAGACTTACTAAAGGATATCATAGATAACGGAGTGGTTAAGAAGGATAGAACTGGTACTGGTACTAAATCGGTATTCGGAAGACAGATACGACATAAGATGTCAGAAGGATTCCCTCTTCTAACCACCAAGAAGATGTACCATAGAGGTATGTTTACTGAGCTGTTATGGCTTTTAAATGGTGATACTAACATCCAATGGTTGGTTCAGAATGACTGTAACATATGGGTCGGTGACGCATATAAGAAATTCTTAAAGCACGTACAAGATAATTGGCATGATGGTAATCTAGATAAGATGGTCGATAAGGGTTATATCATAGAGACAATGGTCCTCCAAGAGGAAAGTGGTAATGACTTTGATTCTGTTAGCTACGAACCACTATCTAAAGCTGGTTTCACTGAGAGAATTAGATTAGACGATGATTTTGCAACCAAGTGGGGTGACTTAGGTCCTATCTACGGAAAGCAATGGAGAGACTGGAATGATGTGGACCAAATTTCTAACCTAGTAAACAACCTAATTAAGAACCCTGATAGTAGAAGACTGATGGTCAATGCGTGGAAGGTTGATGAGATTAATCAAATGACTTTACCACCATGTCACTACGGATTCCAAGTAACTACCAGAGAACTAAGCTGGCAAGAGCGTAGGGAGTTACTCACCGACCCTATATATGTTAGGGATTTTGGTAATATCAGTCCGTTTACGGATACTATAATTAACCTATATTTGGATGAGTGTAATGTACCTAAACGAGCAATATCCTTGTTATGGACTCAACGCTCGTGTGATGTTCCATTAGGTATCCCATTTAATATAGCCTCTTATGGAGCTTTGTTGATGATACTAGGTGAACTAACCAATATGGTGCCAGATGAGCTTATAGGACAACTAGGAGATTGTCATATATACTTAAACCAAGTAGAAGGCGCTTTACTCCAAGTATCGAGAGAACCTCTACCTTTACCTAAATTAGTAATCAGTACTGAGTTCTGGAATCCAGAGAATGTGTTAGGTACTAATTGGGACGCTATTATTGAAGGTATTGAGATGGATGATTTCAAAATAGAGAATTATAAATACCACGACCCAATTAAATTTCCTCTATCCAATTAATCTAGGACTACCGTTTAACTTTTACCCATAGCGTCATATTTATTAATGTGGTAGGAATTTACAGAATACGAAATACGTACAATAATAAGTGTTACTATGGTTCATCTAAAGATATTACTTTTAGGTGGAAGACTCACATATCTAAACTTGGTCGTGGGACACATGAAAATATTTTATTACAAAGAGCTTGGGATAAGTATGGTGATAATAGTTTTAAATTTGAAGTTGTTGAGGAGTGCGATAAATTAGAGTTATTAGTTAAGGAACAAACATATCTAGATTTATTACCAGATTACAATATAGGTAAAAGCGCTTCAGGAGGGGATAATATTAGTAATCATCCGAATAGAGAGACTATTATAGAAAACATTAAAGCTGGTCTTTTAATTCGGTTAAGTGCCATGACAATAGACGAAAAACGTAAATTGTTTGGTAAGATGAAGGATGATAACAATAATTGGAAGGGAGGGAAGACCTTCTGTAAGTGTGGGAATAGAATTGACTCTATAACTGTTGAGTGCTCCGCTTGTAGAGATAGGACGGGCACAAAAAATCCATTTTATGGGAAAAAGCATAGTGAAGAAGTTAAACAAAAAATATCAAAATCCAGAAAGGGAACATATCATGGGAGTCAAAACGCACCAATTATTGTTGATAGTGTCGAATATCGGTCTGCTGGTGAGGCTTCTAAATTACTAAATATCCCCATGACAACTATTAGATGGCGAGTTAAAAGCTCTAATAGTAAATTTAATAATTATCAGTACACATGAAAGCGATATTAGCGGTAAATAACTTAAACTTCATTGGCCTTGATGGTGGGTTACCTTGGCGTAATCTAGAAGACTTCAAACACTTCAAGAAGCTTACCATGGGTCACTCTTGTTTAGTTGGATGGAACACTTATCAGACGCTACCCAAATTAGAGGGTAGAATGACTATTGTTGATTCGAGAGGTGAACCTATTCTAAGTTCCACACCCAAAGAAGATAGACCTAAACAAGATTGGTCATTTATCATCGGTGACGATATTACCCCAGACGATAATCTATGGTGTATCGGAGGGAAGAAGACTTACGAAAAGTATGCACCCTACATCCACGAATTACACATATCACACATCGATGATAATACCATCGGTGATACCACATTTCCAGACTTTAGCAATCTAAACCCAGATTGTGTTATCTTCAATTACCATTTCTAAGTAATATCCGTCTTTTTTGTCTGTTTGTTTATATTTATAAGTGATAAATCAGATAATCATGCCAAGAGCAAATGGAATATATTCAATAATTCACCCAGCAAGTGGGGCAACCCTTAGCGCATATACCTATTACGAGGTTTACGCGGGTACTGGTGGTGGTGTCGCAGATATTAACGGCACTACAATCAATTTCGGTGAGAGTTCCAATACAGAAATATTAGTACGAAGTATTGGAAATATTTCAGGTAATCTATACTTGTTAGGGGAAACAAAGAGCGTCTCAAGTGCTGGAACGTACATTGGCGGTTCATACGGATAAAACTAAAATTAGGATGACTAAGAAAAAACTAAATATCAGACCAGTAGGTCTTAAAGGCCGAGAGGTTAAGAATAGAATGCTGGAACTTATGGACGCAACTCTAATTAAGGAAGGTGTAGACCGTGGAGTATTGGAGATTACCAAGAAAGGTCCTGACGGTAAAGTGTATGCAATCATACGTGAAAACAAAGATTACTACATTAAGACTGCGGATATGAAAGAAGGTCTTGTAAAAGAAGACTTCGAATACATGGGTGGATTAGCAAACAAGAAAGATTTCGCTTACCCATCATACGCAAAAGCGATTAAGCATTTAAACCTTAAGTTCCACTCAATTAACGAATCCCTTGGATTGGCTAGTGAGGCTAATATTTTCAGAGACGATAAGATTGTTGAGACTAACATGTCTTACAAGAACTACGGAGCTGTAGAATACGATGCTAACATCACAGACAAGAAAGGTGAGAAATTGTCATGGGATAATGTATCAGATGATGCTGAAGACGGAATAACTGGTGATAATCTTACCAAGAATAATGGTAAAGGAAAGGCTGACAAAGACTTCGCTAAATTATCAGACTCAATATTTGAGCGTGATGAATTGACCGATTCTGAAAAGATTATTGAAGGTATGTTAAGTGGTGACGAGGTTGTCATACCAGAACCAGAAGCTGACTTCGTATTCGAAGGTGATAATATGACTATTAAGGCTCCTATGAGTATCACAGACACTATCACAGCTATCGATGATACTATCTATCGTGTAACTGGTGAAGGCACCAAAGAAGCTATGGCTGAAGCCACTGACATCCTTAAAGGATTGAAGAAGGACGAAGTTATTGCAGTACTAGAAGCCATTACTGGTAAAAAAAAAGTCTAACCGAGACTAAATACAAACTTAAAGTTGACAATCCTGAGCCAGCTCCCGCACCAGAAATGGGTGGAGGTGATATGGGTGGAGAAGAATTAGGTGGTTTTGAAGAACCAGCTACTGATAAGCCATTCAATGACGAGCCATTTGAGGCTGGCGTTGAGGCTGATGAAACTGAAGACCCAAAACAATACATCCAACAATTGGCTGGAAAGATTGGGCAATCCCTTAGAAAGTACGAAAAAGATATTGGTGACCCAGACTTCGAATTAGAGAAGTTTGTGGTTAACTCTGTATTATCCGCCACCAATACTGGTGACATGGATAGTGAAGACCAGAAAGATATTATAACAAAGGTTAAAACCAGTGGACTAGACAATGGCGGAGGAGACGATGTTGATGTTAGCGTGGATGAGCCAGTTGCAGAACCAGAGATGGAGGAAGAAGGATTAGGTGAAGCTGGTGGAACTGATGAGTTGCAAACGTCAGAGGAAATCGGTAACTTTGTAAGTGGTGTTAACGCCCTAATGCAAAAAGGTATGGAAGAGACAATAGGTATACATAACAACGAAGAAGATACGAGAGACGATTTAGATTTGGGTTTAGACGACACACCAGTTGTAGAACCAAAGGTTAAGCCAGAGGTTAAACCACTTAGACGAACTAAAAGCTCTCCATTTTCACCGCCTAGCAAGAAGCCTAGAACGGACCCAAAGCCTAAGTTCAACGCATGAAACTAATATTCGTCAGAAAGATAGGTGAAGAGTGGAACGGTAAGTATATTTACGAATTCATATTTGCAGAGGATACTGAGGGTGTAGACGGTGAGTCATGGGATACGTACCCAGCAAACGGAAATCCTGAGCCGCCAGAAGAAGCTTATGTTGACAAAGTGGGCAGAGTCGAGACGGCAGAGTTCAATCTTAAGTGTGTTCAAGATAGCGACTCGTTCGCAGTTTGGGATGCAGTAGATGGTGTAGTAGCTTTGGCTTATGAGGATATTACCGATTACGATGAGTATCCAGAAGATAGAATCAAATTCTTCTATGGTGATGATTTATCAATAGTAACTGACGCCTTGTACGCTAAGGACATAATTATAGAATGGAAATACGAAAAGAAAAATGAAACTAACTGATAAAATACTTAAGACTTTACGAGAAGGAACCATGGGTAGCTCTATGGGTCAAGACGATACAACTACGGTAGTCGCCAAATCCGATAGCCTAGCCAAAACACTTAAAGATGTCGAAGCATCTAAGGCTCAAGGCGGTGGAGATGTTGAGGTCGAGGTTATCGATGAAGCTTTGAACGAAGTGGTGGATGGTAGCGCTGTCGTCCAATTCGATAGCGATAGGGCTGGCGAAGAGCCATTCATGATGAGTGGTATTAAATGGCAGTTTGTGAATGGAATATATCCTGACGGTAAGAAAGATATTGCAGTTTACAGATTTGACCACGATTTAGCTTATGATTATAAGTGGTTTAGGGATACTTTTATAGATAAAAAGAATGAAAACAAGAGGACTAATGAGGATTTGGGTGACGATTACGAATCTGCTTCTAGGGGTTCAGATATGGGAGAAGTTGGGGCAGATGATTACGAAGAAATGGAGAGACTTAAGCAAAGTTCCGCTTTAGACCAATACGTAGTATCGTACTGGAAATACACAAGGGATGGTGACGATTTCGATTTGTTCCATAATGAAGTGGAAGCTTCGTCTCCAGAAGAAGCAATAGCGATAACTAAAAGATTAGACCCAAGAGGTAGAAGGTTTTATATCAATTTAATCAACGGTAAGAAAATTGTCGAATCGGTGGCTAAGATGAGTAAAGGTGATTTAGAAAAACTAATTGAGTCAAAAGTTACACCTAAGAAACGAATAATTAAAGTTGGGGACTTAAAGAAGAAAAAGTAATGGCTAAGGATTATAAAGATATTGCTAGGAAAGCACTAAGAATGGCTGGTGATAAAACCATTCTGAATGAAGGATTTGGATATCCAGAAGGTATGATGGAGAGAATTCATCCTACTATTGAGAAGAATATTATCGATAGGAAAACCGCTATTGGTGACCACCCAGCACTACCTAAAGGTGGCGTAAGAGGGTTTGACCAAAAATTACTCTTAGATAGGTTCGTAGAGGTTGTTAATCGATATAAAGAAGCCTTCGGAGTAGAGGCCATAAATGATGATGAAGTTAACCCAAATATTCAAAAATTACTTATGGATTGTAGGTTAACCGAAAAACCACATAAGAAAGCCTTAGTAGAGCTAGCAATCAAAATGGTTAGAGAAGAATTTGACATGGATGAGGATATGGTCGATATTGAGGCTGATATTGTTGAAGCTGTGTCATTGAAGCCTAGTTTGGATAGAGAAACGTCTGATGAAGAGTTTGAGAGAGAGTATGAAAGTCATGACGATATAGATAACGCTGAGAAAGAGGTTATGAAGAGACGTATGATTAACGCTCTGATTCAAGGTGCGTCCATGAAAACTAATCATATGTTCAATTTGGTTAATGATGAATTGATGCTTCTTAATCCTACTTTATCTGGTAAGTATAAGAAGCTTATGTCGGCAGCCGATTATAGTTATTTTAAGAACTTAGCTCCAGCAAGTGGTAATCATACCGCAGGTGGAGTTTGTAATGTAGAATCTAACGGTGATATACCTAAGATAGTTGCAGAAGCACTAACATTCCCAGTATTGATTCACGAATTGGTTAAGGGTGTTATGGAATTGGTTTCGTTACATGGATTTACTGAAGATGACGAACTTAATGAGTTTGTTATGAGTCAGGCCGACTTTACTGGTGCAGAGCCAAGCGATATGAGGATGGGACCTGCTCTTTGGGGTAAGTTCATGAGCGCTATCGCGCCAGACGATTTGAAGTATAAGCACCACATATACCACAATATCATTTCTATGCCCGTAGATGAGTTTAATGACTGTCTTAGAGAGATTTTTGCAGGTACTAAACGGGGTAAACAATTGATACTCGATATAGTGGACGATATTAAGTCTGGTATTGAGCTAGACGAGATGGCTAATATTAGTGAAGATGATGGTGACGACTATAAGGATATTCAGACTACTCAAAAGCAACTTAGAGACCTACTAAATCGAGAAGACTTTGACGACATTCTAGGTGGTATGATTAGCTAATATTAACAATTACATATATTCTGCATATTTATATGTAAAGATATATGTTAACAGCTAGCGAGATATTAGAAGTTTCTCTTTATAACCCTATTTATCTTACTACATAATGGTCGTAAATTAGTATAATGATTTAATTTAAGTACGTCTTCTTCCGTTACTGCCGCATCCAACGGTATAATATGGTCTATATCCCAACCATACTTGAAATCTCCGTTATAAAGACCTCTATTATCCCAATTCATCCACGGTTCAAACTGTTCTTCAAGGTGTCCTTTAAACTCACCAAAAGAACATCCGAGAATTTCCTGTGTCTTACTAATTTTTCTATACCCTAGCCGTGTGATAGAATTTCTAATAAGCGTCCTAGTGTTATGCTTTAGTTTGTATAGCGGTTCAGTTATTAGACGATGATTTTGTCTATTTTGTTGTTTTACTCTGATAGTTTCACTATTATCCTTATGATACTGTTTGATGATATCTTTATTGTTTTCCCGATATTGTTTATAATACTCAGCTAATTTTTCTTTATTCTGAGATTGATACTCTCTGGATTTTATCCGTATCGCTTCCTTATTCTTTTGGTAGTATTCTTTAGATTTTTCATTTAATTCGTCTTTATTAGCTTTTCGATATTCTTTAGCTTGAGTCGATTTGTTGATTTTCCCGTTCTTGTGATATTCTTTAACCTTATCAGGATTATTCAATCGCCAATTCTTCATTCGGGTATTTACTTTTTCTCTATTAGCTTTACGATATTCTATATCATATAGTCGTTTAGCCTCTTTTTTCTCTTCTATTATTTTACTCATTATAGAGGCATTTCTGTTATTGTATTATTCTTTAACATATCTTGATAAACCAACCATTCAATATGTTTCGATATATTAGCGTGTTGGTCTGTTAGTTCCCTCCCCAATACTGGATTGATGGTTATAGTTAACCTAACTTTCTTTTCGGTGTCTTTTAATTTTCGTCTCATAATCTCTTAATTTGTTATAAATAGAGATAGTATGATAAAAACACTACTTTTTATCTTATTAATTAATATCTGAGTTGGTAGGTATATTTATATGTATAACGATTAAACTAAATTAATAAGATTTGCTCACAGCATCAGAGATATTAGAAGAGTATGGTAAGTGTATTTTAGACCCTACCTACCCTATTGAAACGTTTTTTAGAACGTTCGACAAGACCCAAAATGGTTTTGTTCCATTCAAGCTATTCCCTAAGCAGATAGAGATTATAGGGGATTACGAAAAGTACAGAATGAATCTGGTGGCCAAGCCTAGACAGGCTGGTATCTCCACAACCACAGCCGCATTCCTTGCGGTGCGAACAGGGTTCGCAGATAAAGAGAATCCTGAAGCGATTCTAATTGTCGCGAACAAACAAGATATGGCATTTGAATTCCTAGGTAAAGTTAAAGACTTTATCAACCAACTACCTAGATGGGTATGGGGTTCTGAATACTACGGTACTCCTGAGAAGGAAAAGCGTAAGCTGTATGATACCGAGTCCAAGAAAGAAATCAAACTACCTAACGGTTCTAGAATTAAGGCCGTTGCAACATCTAAGGATGCTTTGCGTGGGTATACTCCAACATATTTGATTATGGATGAGGCAGCATTTATCGACAACGGTAAAGAGCTATTCGGTGCGGCACTTACAGCATTGGGTACTGGTGGTAGAGCTACTCTTATTTCAACACCAAACGGTCAAGACCCGCTATACTATGAGACCTACGAAAACTCTCAATTGGGTGAGAACGATTTCAATGTGATTGAAATGCGTTGGTATCAAGATTTACGATATAACAAAGACCTTAAATGGTGGAAATGGTCTGACGAGAATAAGACTAGTAAGATTGTTATAGTAGAAACCAAATTCACGTTCGAATCTTATGATGAGATGGTTAAGGATGGCTTTAAGCCGACCTCAAGCTGGTACGAAGAGATGTGCAGAGCGATGAATAATGACAAGCGAATGATTGCTCAAGAGCTTGACGTATCGTTCCTTGGTTCTGGTGGTAACGTAGTCGATGAGGAATACATTGAGTATCATAAGACTGTTAATGTCATGGAACCAGCATTCCTTGATGGTAAAGACAATGTAACTTGGATATGGCAGAAACCTATTGAGGACCACGAGTATATCCTATCTTCCGATGTCTCTAGAGGTGATGGAGATGATTGGTCCACGTTTACTATTATTGATTTCACTACCATGGAGCAAGTGGTAGAGTATCGCGGTAAGGTACCACCAGATAAGCTGGCGATAGTGTTAGACGAATATGGTAGGTTGTATGGTAATGCGTTGTTGATTGTGGATATTACAGGTGGTATGGGTATAACCACCACACTGAAGCTACAGGAAATGAAGTATCCGAACCTATACTACGAAGAGAGAACCAAAGCTCTTAGGAAGAGAAAAGAAGAGGGGAAATATCACGAGAAGAATGAAACTCCAGGTTTCCAAGTAGGTGCTGACCGAAGTAGGTTGGTGGCTCAGTTCGAAAAGATGGTTAGAATAAACTCTGACGAAGGTGCGGATAAAGGGATTAAGATTAGGTCTAGTAGACTGATTACTGAGATGAATACGTTCATCTACAAGAACGGCAGACCTGACCATGCCACTGGTAAACATGATGACCTTATCATGGCAATGGCTATGGCATTATTCGTTATGGAATTCTCCTTTAAGAAGTTGAAAGCATTCAAGGCCAAAACTAAGAACATGTTAGGTAGTTGGGTCATGAATAGCGCTGACCCAGTAGACTTAGATGTTCTTAGTGGTAATGGATTCGTACCGAGGGGTAAGAAGAAGGATACTGGTAAACCACCAACATTCAATAGAAATATAAGTAGAAACATGCAAGACCCAGAAGGTAAATATTTATGGCTCTTCAGTGGTACGCGATGATATTTAGATAAAAGAAACTAATTATG